TTTGTCATAAATTTCAACATGCTAACATAATTACATCTACATATATCACATCAGCTTCGTTGCCATTAAGATATGAGATAACAAATACGGCTGCTACAAGTGGAGCAAGTACATTGAAGCAGATATGTTCTACAGTGTTATCTGAAGGAGGTTATGAACTTAATGGATTACAACAAGCAATAGGTATTCCTGTAACTACTCCAAAAAACCTAGCAGCTGCAGGTACATTCTACCCTATAGTAAGTTTACGTCTTAAAACATCTCCTGATAGATTAGATGCTATAGTAATATGTACAGCAATTTCTGTAATAGCAACAAGTGCAGCTAATTATAATTGGCAAGCAATAGCATCAGGAACAACTACAGGTGGTTCATGGGTTAGTGCAGGAGCAAATTCTGCTGTAAATTATAACATAACAGGTACTTCATTTACAGGAGGTAGAATACTTGCAAGTGGGTTTTTTAGTGTTTCAAATCAAGGTTCAACTCAAGTTGACATTCTTAAAGAAGCACTCTTTAAAACACAACTTGAAAGAAATGCGTTGACAGCAACTCCATTTGAACTTACTATTGTAGTAGCTTCTGATGCAGGAGGTGGCGGAGGTAATGTTCTTGCATCAATGGATTGGGAAGAAATAAGTAGATAATAAAAATAAAACATGGCACAGGGAACAACCAAAGGAGTACCTATAGATATAGACCCTCTGTTAGCGGCAGATAGCAATCTTTTAGTTCCTTCACAGAAGGCTATAAAGACATATACAGATGCAGGTCTTCTTAGTAAGCAGGGGACAATAACTCTTACAACAACAGGTACAAGTGGTGCTGCTACATTAATAGGCAATACCTTGAATATACCACAATATAGTGGTGGTGGGGGAAGTGCCGCAGGTTCAACAGGTAATATACAATATAATAATGGTGGTGCTTTTGCAGGTTCTAATAACTTATTTTGGGATAATACAAATATTAGATTAGGGATTGGGACGGCAAGTCCCGCTTATCCATTTCATTTGTATAATGGTGCAACACAAAGAACTTTTATTACTAATACAGGTCAGCAGGCTTGGTTTATTTCTGATGGCACTTCGGAGATTGGTGAGATAGCCTATTCAACACCTGCAGGGTTCCCGGGGATTGTAACAGGTACATTTTCAGCAGGTAATTATCTAACTAATAGATTTGATTTAATCAACAGAGGCACATCTTTTAGATTAGGTTTTGATGCGTCAAATAGTGGATTAGGTAATTTAGGTATTTTCAATACGGGTAATGTTGTAATATCTACAAGCGGTATGACAGACGCAGGATACAAGTTAGATGTCAATGGTACTGCAAGAGTTTCAAGTAGTTTAATTGGAATTGGTGTTGTATATTCGGGTTTACAATTTTTATCAGGTTCAGGTACAGGTGTAAAAGTGTATAGGACAACAAGTGCAGGTGGACAGGTTACACCTACAGCCTTTTTTGGAAACCCATCAAATTTAGTAGCAGGTACAGCGTCAATCGCAATAGATGGTACTAACTATATAAGTTTAGCTGCCTCAAATGGTTCACTTCCTATAACGAGAGCTGCAATACAAATAACTAATTTAACAAACACCGCAGGTGCAGAAACAGGTGATTTAATTTTCTTGACAAAAGCAAGTGGAGCTGCTATGAATGAGAAAATGAGAATTACAAGTGCAGGCGGTTTAACATTAACAGCAACAAATACTCCTGCAGGCACAACAGGCAATCAAACTATAAACAGACCATCAGGAACGGTTAACATAGCAGCAGCAGGAACAACAATAACGGTTACCAATTCCCTTGTAACAACATCATCAATAGTGTTCGCAACAATACGAACAAATGATGCTACTGCGGTGATTAAAAATGTAGTACCTGCCGCAGGTTCATTTACCATAAATTTAAATGCAGCGGCAACTGCTGAAACATCAATCGGATTCTTTGTAATAAATTAATAAAAATGAAACAGATTCAACCCATAACAATTTGGCAGAATGGCGTCAATTCACAAGCCACTCAATTATCATTGATAATTATTAATGACAACCTATCTACATCAGCAACATTTTATTATCAATTGCTTTCTGAAGATAACATGCAGTTATCACAGGGTAATTTGACAATTGATGGAACAGAGTATGATGATTGGGGAAATTCAGATGATATAAACGATGATGCTTACGTAATCGCAGCATCTAAGCTATCTCTGACATTGGTATAAAAAAAAGCCAATGTAAAAACATCAGCCGATTTCTAATTTATACTTTATGGTATAACATAAAGATAAAAACATTATTTTTATAAAAAAATAAAAAATGGCAAAGATAGAATCATATGTGTTGGCTAACGCTCCATTATCAGGTAGTGACAAGCTGATTGGGACGGATACGGCGCACGATAATGCGACTAAAAACTTCAGTATCAATGAGTTAATAACATTCATAACAAACACTGATACATATGTTCCATATACGGGAGCTACAGGAAATGTAGATTTAGGCTCGAATGATTTGTCTGTTGGAACGATTAATATATTGGGAGAGTTGATTTCTAATGGTAGCGCAGGAACATCAGGACGTGTATTGACAAGTCAAGGTTCAGGCCTTCCTGCTGTATGGCAATTTCCAACAGTGTCTACAACTCTTCAGGATGTTTTGAATAATGGGCATGCGCTTACTAATGAGCAAAATTTTCAAGGAACAACCGCAGGATCAGGTTCAACAGGGTCAAATATTAATGCTTTTGGCATAGGAGCTGCCGCAAATAACTCAAATAAAGACAACATAAATGCTTTTGGTTACTATGCTGCTGTTAACAATTCAGGGTCTAATGTCAACGCTTTTGGATACCAAGCAGGCGTGTCGAATGCAATAGATGGAGTTACAATGTTTAGTAATTACACTATTCCATCTTATTTGAATTTTGCAGCTGCTTCTGCCGCAATAAGTGTTGGCACGGGAGCGTCAGCAGGTACAACGTATCTGTACCACGATCAAACAACAAACTCTATAGGAGCAGTAAGAATACCTTAATAATGGACATCAGGAAAATATCAATAGGACTTGATTACAAGAATGGAGCCATGCACTACATTGTAGGGCAGAGGGTGCTGTCTGATACATGCGAAATAAATTTGATAAAGTATGATTTTGGCAGCAACTCTATGAAGCTTTATGTAATTAATGACAAAGGAGAAATAATACTTTGGAAGGAGTTTAATTCGAATATTCCAATTTCAATAGAATATAATATAAATTTTTAAATGCGTTCACCGTTTTACTTCATAGCAAGGCCGCTAAAAGGTAAACGATACGACAACACAAAAGAAGTAGCAGGTATTGAACTTATTGTAAGTACGTCTGAAGAGGACCACAAGTTCTCTAATAGGCATGCTGAAGTCGTAGAGTTGCCATTAGGCTACACAGGACCTGTCGCAGTTGGCGACACATTGCTTGTGCATCATAATACATTCAAGTTTTATAATGACATGAAAGGTCGTCAAAAAAGCGGCAAAAGCTTTTTTAAGGACGACCTATTCTTTATTGAGTCAGACCAATTCTTCATGTACAAACATGATGGTGAGTGGCATTCTTATGACAAGTACTGCTTTATAAAGCCAATTGCTGTACAGGATTCGTATATCAAAAAGCCTATCTCCGAAGAGCCACTTATTGGTATTGTCAAATATTCAAACGAATATCTGATGAGCAAAGGCATTTTTCCAAACGATAAAGTGTGCTTTAAGCCTGACAGCGAATATGAGTTTATTGTTGACGGAGAGAAACTATATAGAATGTTTGACCACCAAATTGTAATTAAATTATGAGTGACGTTAAAAGTATAAAGCTAAAGATAATAGAGGCGGGTAGAGTAGCAGTAAATCAACTGATAAAGGTCGCCCAAGAAGACATTATAAAGCCAAACGCTGACGATGAACTTGCGGCAGACAAGCTAAAGAATGCTGCCGCCACTAAGAAGTTGGCAATATTTGATGCATTCGAGATACTTAACAGGATAGAGTTGGAAAGAGAGAACTTGGATGCTATAGACAAAGGAGTAAGTAAAACAGACACAAAACAAGGATTTGCAGAACGAAGATCAAAATAATTACCTGTATAGGATTATAAATGGAGTCATACCTCAGTCGGTACTGACTAGGAAGAATAATGCCAAGTCGTGGCCTTATGGTTATAACAGCGAGTATGACATTGTGGTAATATCAAAGTCAGGCACCATAGGGGAGATATACAATATCAATGGTTTGATGGTAGCGCTTCCTGCAGCCCCTAAAAGCTGCTACTCAAGAAGTAAAAAAGCAAATGAGCAGTATTGGGAAAGAGAGGAGATGCCAAAGGACTTGGCAAAGATTCAATCTATATTTCATTGGAATGAAAAGCCGAGGGAGTTTAAGGATAAATGGGTAGACTATATAGAGCAGCAGTTTGACCATAGGGAAGAAGGTTTTTGGTTTATGAATAATGGCAAGCCAACCTATATAACAGGCTCTCATTTTATGTATTTGCAGTGGTCAAGTATTGATATTGGATATCCTGACTTCAGGGAAGCGAATAGGATATTTTATATCTATTGGGAGGCATGCAAGGCGGATAGCAGAAGCTTTGGTATGGTGTACTTAAAGATACGCCGTTCGGGATTTTCGTTTATGTCATCATCTGAATGTATCAATATAGGTACATTGGCAAGGGATTCAAGGATAGGTATCCTATCTAAGACGGGTACTGATGCTAAGAAGATGTTTACGGATAAGGTTGTTCCAATCAATAATAGGTTGCCATTCTTTTTTAGGCCAATTATGGATGGCATGGACAAGCCTAAGACTGAGTTGGCATTTAGGATACCCGCTTCGAAGATTACCAAAAAGAACATGTACAATACAGAGGCTGAGGAGATGGAGGGATTGGATACTTCAATAGATTGGCGCAATACAGAAGAGAACTCTTACGATGGTGAGAAGCTGTTGTTCTTGGCTCACGACGAGAGTGCTAAATGGACCTCTCCTAATAACATTCTAAATAATTGGCGCGTAACAAAGACGTGTCTTCGTTTGGGTAGTAAGATTATAGGTAAGTGCATGATGGGTTCCACTTCAAATGCGCTAAGTAAGGGCGGTGGCAATTACAAGAAGCTGTATGAGGACTCGAGCTTGGACACTAGAAACGCAAATGGACAGACAAAGAGTGGTCTATATGCGTTGTTTATACCAATGGAGTGGAATATGGAAGGGTTTATAGATAGGTATGGTATGCCTGTATTCTATAAGCCTGATAATGACATTATAGGCGTTGATGGGGTTAAGATAACAAACGGAGCTATTGATTATTGGGAGAACGAAGTAAAGTCTTTGAAGAATGATGCAGACGCATTGAACGAGTTTTATCGTCAGTTCCCAAGAACAGAATCGCATGCTTTTAGAGACGAGAGCAAGCAATCGCTATTTAATCTAACAAAAATATACCAACAGATTGACTATAACGATTCTTTTATAAAGGAGCATTATGTTACACGTGGAACATTTAGTTGGAAGGATGGCGAGAAAGATACTAAGGTTATATGGAGTCCTGACCCGAGGGGCAGATTCCTTATCAGTTGGTTCCCGCCATTGCATTTGCAGAATATGTTTTACGAGAAGAACGGTGTTAAGTATCCCGGTAATGAGCATATTGGTTCGTTTGGATGCGATAGCTATGACATATCTGCTGTTGTTGGCGGTAGAGGCTCTAATGGGGCACTACATGGCATGACTAAGTTCCATATGGACGAGGCGCCTATAAATGAGTTCTTTTTGGAGTATATAGCTCGCCCTCAAACGGCAGAGGTATTCTTTGAGGAGGTGTTGATGGCTTGCGTGTTTTATGGCATGCCGATACTTATAGAGAACAACAAGCCAAGATTGCTATATCACTTTAAGAATAGGGGATATAGAGGATTTTCTATGAATAGGCCTGACAGGCATTATAGCAAGTTGACAAAGACAGAGCGAGAGATTGGTGGTATACCTAACTCGTCTGAGGATGTCAAGCAGGCGCATGCATCTGCTATAGAGACTTACATTGAGAAGTACGTAGGTTTTGATACATCAGGTGCATATAGGCCATCAGATGAAATGGGCACTATGAATTTTAATAGGACTTTGGAGGATTGGGCTAAATTTGACATATCAGACAGGACTAAGTTTGATGCCTGTATAAGTTCGGGTTTGGCTATTATGGCAAATCAAAAAGGTCTTTACACTCCTGAGAAAAAAGAATCAAAAATAACTATTAACTTTGCTAGGTACATAAATGACGGCAGAACAAGCAAATTGATTAGATGAAAGATGTAACATTAAGCATTGACATTTTAGCTACAGGATTTCCAAGTCAGTTTGTATCTGACAAAGAAAAATCGTCTTATGAGTATGGTCTTCAAGTAGGCCAAGCCATTCAGTACGAATGGTTTCGTAGAGACTCTCTTCAGTGTAGGTTTTACAACCAATGGAGAGACTTCCATAGATTGAGATTATACGCAAGAGGCGAGCAGTCTGTAGCAAAATACAAAAACGAATTGGCCATAGACGGCGATTTGTCTTATCTAAATTTAGATTGGACTCCTGTCCCTATACTGCCAAAGTTTGTTGACATTGTCGTCAATGGAATGTCTGACAGACTATTTAAAGTTAAGGCATACGCCCAAGATGCTATGTCTCAGGCTAAAAGAAATAAATACCAAGACCTTTTAGAAGGTCAGATGCTAGCTAAGGATATTCTTCAGAATATGCAAGACCAAACGGGGTTCAATCCTTTTGTAATCCCTCAGGAGCAGTTGCCAAATGATGATGAAGAGTTAAGCCTTTATATGCAGTTGAATTATAAGCCTGCTATTGAGATTGCTGAGGAAGAGGCTATTAATACCGTATTCGATGAAAACTTCTTTCAAGATACAAGAAGAAGATTGGACTACGATATGACTGTATTGGGGATAG